ATCTAATGAAGTATCACCTTGCTTATATCTTAATAATGTTTTTCCTGCAAACTTTTGTAACGGAGATAAAATAACCTTTATCCACGATAACTGTTTAGGCTTCCTTAGTTTAGGAGGTGTTAATTGCCCCCCAACGTATTCTGTATCTATTTGGTAAATACTCATTATTGTGCTATAAATACTAATGTGTCAGTAAATGTATATCCGCTTGTTGTTTCTTCTGTTGCATAACCAGCATACATTTGATAAAGTGGGATAATACTTGTTTTGTTTTGAACTAAATAGGTTTTATTTGCAAATGCGGTTGCATCAGCTCTTATTGCTACGTTTTTCAATACTACATCTGTAACACCAGTAACCGCTTGTATAGCATCAATCAAAGACATTAATTTTATTTTACCATCAAATGGAATTGAAGCTAAATAAGCATTAATAGCTGTAATAACATTAGCTGAAATAGTACTGGCATATTGTCCGTTGTAGTAAATATCAGCATCAATATAAATTTTATCACTAGTTAAAGATTGGGCAACATAATTAACTCCAGCAAAGTTTAAATCACTTAAGAAACCACTCAAAGAAGATAATTCTGGAGCAGATAAAGCAACTGGAGGGTCTGATTTAGCAACCTTAACTAAACAAACTCTTTGAGATGTTGTGGTTACTGAGCATCTAGTAATTATCTGCAAAGTGGTATCAATAGTAGGATAATTAATAGCAAAATTACTATCAACTGCTAAAACTTGCGGAGTTGATGCGCTATATTGAAACTTCATTACTTTACTTTGCAACCAAGCGTTTGAACCAACAGCAGCGGCACTTATTTGAGTTTCTAATTCAGCTTTATAAATATCCCAAAGTTGTTCTAAATAGTTTATAATCGTAGAAGTAATAAATTTCCATAATCTATAAATAGCTGTTTGACTTGGACTGTTTAATGTTGTTAAATCAGTTTGTAATGCCTGTTCAGCATCCATTGTTGCTTGTATAGTAGCGATTGAACGTGCCATTAATCTAATGTTATATTTGTTGTTAATACTGCAACTGTTACTGGTGTATTTGGTCTTGTATCTCCATCAAAATCCTTACCAGTTACTTTAAATCTTATTTGGTAGTCTTGTATATTATCGTGGTCGAAGTTTTGCGTTTCAGATTCCCTGCTAAATATTGAAAACATATTTGTTGTTGATAGAAAATTACCTAGCTTTATAAATACTTGTTGTTTTAAGTCAAGTATATCAATATCTTCTGTTTTATAGCTCTCAAATCCTAAGTGAATACAAACTACAAAATCATACTGTTGAACACCATTAAGTAAATCTCTACACTCTGTCGGTTCAAACTCGATTAAACAACAAGGGAATTGGAACGCTTCGTTTACATTTTCTCGTTCAAATTGATTATTCCATAAGCGTACATACTTGATGCCAGTTATAGCTTCGAGTTCTGTTCTTATTTCTGTATATAAATCCTTTAAACTACTCATTTAAAAATTCTTTGTATTTTATTTCTTAATCTTAATTCTATTTTTGCACTTAGCATTCCACTATAACCTACAAATTGACGTTTAGGCATTTTAATCGAGTGCGCTCCTATTGTAACATCTTGTTGAAAGTTTGCTTTTTTTGCTTTACTAAATCTACTCCTACCATCCTTTCTAATATTAAAATTCAAAGTATGTTGACGTTCTTTTTTATTAATTGTTAACCCTTCATTGTGTACATTTGCATAAGGTACATTTGAAGTAATTTTAACAGCATAACGCCCACTTTTACGAGCCACTAAAGAACGTTTTAACCTTCCAGTCTTTACTAAAATAGCCCTACCTTGATTGCCCTTAGTTCGTTTTCTTTTTTGCCATGCTACAAATCCCTCATCCGTAAAACCACCATTAATAAAAGACTTCTTATAGTGATTAATTGCCATTACTCCCATAACGTCTACCATTTCTGAAATAGCCTTTGCCGACTTTTCCATGTCTTTAATTATTTTAGCAGCTTCGTTAAATTTCATAAGGCATCGGCATTCCAAAGTTTGTTTTAGCAAAGTTTTTATCCTTTGGCGCTATATCAAAATAAGGGTGTTCCTTACTAAATACTATTTTTTGTTTACCAGCATTAAATCTAAATTCATCAGGCACATTTTCAACTACTAAATTTTCGGTATTCGTAATAGTACCTTCATCTAATTGAATAACATCGCATCTACAATTCCAACCATTAGGTGGCATAAACTTATCCCAAAACGGATCGCCAACTTTCTTAATAATATTGTTTAAAGAAGCGTGTTCGGGTCTTACCCTTCCATCACCTGCCGTTTGATATTGTAAGTAAGGAAATAAACCTTTAGTTCGTTCAATATCCATCCATTGGCTTGCCGTTCTACTTTGAGCAATAGCACTATTATACTCAGCAGCTAAATAGTTTTTATTGTATTCGTTATAAACACTAGTAGCTTGTTTTTTAAACTCATTAAACGGTACTATTTTACCGTTATCAGTTAATAAACTACTCATGTGTCTAATTTGCTGGTATTGTTTAGCTCCACTAAATATAAATACATTGTCACGCAAAGCATAAAGCATTTGGTAATCTTCACTAAGATAAAGAACGTCACTTAAATTCTTACCGAACCCAGTATAAACACCATCCGTTAATCTTGCAGCTACTTTTAAATAGGTTTGCAAGTCTAAACTTCTAATGTTTATTAATCCACTATAAATCCCTTCTATAAACCTGTCAATCTCAGCTTCATCAAATAAATTAGGCTCGACATTTACTATCTCGCAAAACTTACACATTATTTATAAAATTCTTCTAGTTTATTTTTTACTGATTGCACTCCATTATCTACTGGAACTACCTTTTTTACAACTGGTGTTCCATAAGTTTTTTCGATATATTCAGGATCAATTTCATAATACTTTAATAACTCTAAGTCAATCTTTGAACGTTCAACTAATCCTAATTCATCATCTTCTTCTGTTTCAATCTTAGCGCCATTAAATTTAATACCTAAACCTTCAAGCATTGGTATTAATTGATAGTTTAAAACATTCTCAATAAAGTGTTCATCATTTTCTCCGTACTGTTTTAAAATGCGCTCGTGAACCTCAGCACTACCAACAAATGATTTTTCAGCAGTTGTTCCAGTTTGACCTAGTATTAATTTAGCAATTTCACTATTACACCGCTCAATCATCATATCAAATACCATATAGGCATCTGCTTTGTTGCTTTCGATTAGTTCAATAATATCACTTGTATCAAAACGCCCCCATGCTGCAACTCCCATGTTTTTTAGCATATTATCCATGTTATCAGTAGTTTTTTTATCTCTACTTGACGTTTTACCAATACGAATAGGACTCCCAAATATTTCTTGATGTTGCGCCCAAGCTGATAATGCGTTTTTTTTCCAAATAACTAAAGGAGCTACTTTGTTAAGTAACCCTAAATCTCTTGGTTTTCCTACACCTATACAAAATTCATTATAAGGAGCTTCTTTGTAATTAATACCTACTGTATCGCCCCAATTTTTAGTAACTATGCTAAATTCAGGTTTTACAAATTGTCTTGGCACTAAATTAACTTCGTTAAAGTTATCATTAACTAGGCTATCAAATTGAATTAATGAATAGCCCCAAAACATACTATCTAAAGATAAATCTAAGAAATCCCTAAACCATTGGCTTTCTAGCATTTCAGATAACTGTTCATTCTCAGACTTATCTTTGTTTAATACTACGAAATTACGAGATAGTGTTAAGTTTTTGCGCTGTTGAATACATGCTGCTGTATGAGCATCTAAAATAACATCATTATAAGTTTGATATAACCAATATCTTTGAGGGTTGTTTACGTTTTCAGCAGCAGTTAAAGCAGTTCTCCATTTACCAATATCTTGTGATATACGATAAATTTGCGCCTGTATTGGTGCAATATGCGAGCGTGTATCTACTTCTTTAGGTAATGTTTTTGAAGCATTATCTATTTGAGTAAATGGTATATGTATTCCAAATATATTCATTAATAATAATTTACTGGTGCTATATTATTACCATTTGCATTACCCCAATTAATTGAATTACCTTGCTCTGGTAATATCTCAGGACTATCTAAATATATTTTACCGCTTGATATGTTTTTAAGCCAACCAATAGCACCACCACGTTGTTGAGGTTCATTACCATCAAAACGTTCTTTGCGTAAATCTGGTACATTTCTAGGATTAATACGGCAATGTAAGTTATACAAAGTAATATCAAGTAAATTCTGTACAACTTCTTGGTTGCGATTATCTCCTAAAGTCCATTTAGTTAAGTCTGTTGGATAAGTATTTGTAACAGAGTATTCTGCTCCAGTAACTGTCCAATAAGACGTGTTTGTTGGTAAAATACCAGTGATTGGTTGTCGACACGTGTAATTATAATTATTATACCAAACTACATCTCCAGTTGTATAAGTGGCGGTAATATCAAATTCTGGATTTGGTAAAGTTAAATAGTAAAGTAATTTATCAGCGCATAACAAAGTCCACTCAGCTACATTAAAAGCATGGGCCGCGGAACCAGCTATTGAACTATAAATATTACCAGAATAAACAACTCTTTGTCCAGTAGTATAAATAGTAATAGCACTAAAAGTACTTTCTGTATATTCTACTAAATTTAATCCTTTGTAAGTAGCTGAAAGGCTAAAAGTTGATAGGTTAGCAAATATACGATTTACTTGATAACGTTGCTTTAAATGCCCTATCATGGTAAGTTGAGCGGCTTGTTCAACATCTAATAATAGGGTGTAATTTGAGCCTATAACTTGGTCTAAGTTATCGCTTTGAATTGCTCTATCATAGTCTTGTAATCGTAATAGCCTAGCCATGTAGCAAAAATATACTTAAAAATTTATATATTTTTGCAATTGTTACAATTTGTTACATTCTATGTCTATCATTAAATCCATTACCACCAAACGACCTACCATGTACAATATCGCCATGTTGATAACGGCTAAACTCATCCGCAAACGCTTCGCAAATGAAGTAATCCATGTTATCACTAAAATGGTGGTACTTTTGGCTAGTTACACCGTTTTCATCTTTGGCAGTTTCTTTGTGTTTAGTTCCATCGCTTGCTTCTTTACCAAACATTAAATCGTTCTTCAAATATACGCTTTTTTCGTAAATGTATATCTTTAATCCATCAAAAGAACCATCAAAGCAACTGTTAATAAAATCACCTCTAGTTTTAACCGGAGGGTGTGAGTTGGCTATTCTAAAAGTTGGTTTAAATTTATCGAGTTCTTGGGCTATAATACTATATTCGTTCCAACCCTTTTCCGTTTTAGTATCTTCTTTTTTACCACTTGGATCGCCATAAACAAATAAACCTCCAATGTGTGTATTATAACGTCTCACAAACTCCCAGCAAGTATCTTTAGTACGGTTGTTTGGTGTTTTCATGGCAATCTCATCTATCAAATAAGCTGATTGACCAGATATTTGCCAAATAGATAAACTCATGTAAGGATTAATATTAAAGTCAA